AGCATTGCAATGATGTAGGCTCTTTCGTTCTCTGGAAGTCTGTCCATAGCAACGTGCCAAACCATATCTTCCGTAGCTAGAAGTCCGTGGTCCGCGGTCAGCGATATTAGGCTTACGAGGTCTGTATCTTCTAGTGCGGTTAGTTTTTTAAAGCCCCGCGCCACGCGGTCTTTAGTTGACATGAAGTTGTAGATCTTACGCGCCACGGCCCCGTTGATTTCTCTTCCTTTACGCAACTGTTCCCATCCGTTTACGGCGTCGCTAAGATTTTCAGAGATGGATCGGTGTCCGCGGTTGTTGAACAGGTATCCAGATGAGCGCAGTTCTCCGGCTACTGGGTTTAGTTGGTATCCGGCTTGCGCCATTATGAGCCACGATCCCTCGGACATGTCTATCTCTTCGATACTGAAGATCCGCCGGATTGACCCTTGGGCATTTTCCTTTGGCTTATATTCTTTAAGAAAGCGCTTTTTAATGCGAGACACGACCCGCTCTGCCAGTTGGTGTATTTCGAATGGAACACGGTAGGATTGGTAGAGAGTTTCTGACCCGCCTTCCAGATTAATAAAATGATCTACATCTGCGCCTGCCCAGCGGTAGATGGCTTGGTCATCATCTCCAGCGCAGTACATTCTGTCGGACTTCTCATCTATAATGTGGGCAATGTCCCACTGTATAGGAGAGAGGTCTTGCGCTTCATCTACAAAGCATAGGTCAAAGTTAGGGCAGTTCCCCTGACCCTCTTTAGGAAAACTTTCCAGCATATCGGTGAAGTCGAACAACTCCATATTCTCTTTGTACATACGCAGGCACTTGTCCACATAGGTGACTGTGTTCCACTCAACATCTATGCCGACACTATTGTACTGATCTCTGAGCGGGATCTTCCGCATGCGGGCGAGATTAATCAGACCCAAGATAGGATCAGTTGCTTTGACCGTGCTGGGAATATCATCCTCATAAAGGCTGGTGCGGGTCATCTGAAGCTGTACGCCCATCTGATTAGAAAGCTCGCGGTAGTTCTCTTCTTGCATCACTTGTTCGGGGCGTATGTCAGAACAGGTTAAAGCAAGACTATGCAGTGTCCGGAAGTAGAACAGGTCTTTCTTGGGATCTAACCCAAATCGTTTTGCGGCACGTTCTTTTGCTTCGTTGGCGGCTTTACGAGTAAAGGCTAGGAAAGCAATGTTCTTTGGAGCAACGCCCTTTTGAAGAGCGTCATCGACCATATTAAGTAGTCGTGTCGTCTTCCCCGTTCCCGGTGGGCCGAATATTCTGAACACTGGTCCTGTCCTTTCTGTATATCTGCCAGACGCGCTGTTTGCTTATTTCAAACAATTTAGCGACGGCCGTCTTTGTCATGAGTTGCTCTTCAATCAGTCGAACGATCTCTAAGTTTCTTTTACTTGGCGGTGGTCTTGTCAAAACGGGCTCTCCTGTTTTGGAGTAAAGTCTGGAGTTGTAATATCTATGTCTCCGACCTCGAAGGCGGGTATCTGCCAGACGCGCACTGCGCGGCCTTTAATCTTTAGAACCGTGCTGTCTCCGTTTATGTCACGAAGGCGCTGGGCAATGCGGTGGGACTTATACTCAAAGAACTTGTTCTTCTTTAGAAAGTTCTCAAAGTCTTTTAGGCGGAAGTAAGTTACCATTGCGTCCTCATCGGTCCAAGGGCGGCGGAGTAAGATCTCTTCTTTATCTTGCGCCTGCTGTAGGAAGCGACAGAACTCTTCGAGGTAGTCGTAGAACTGTCCGCTTACACTAGCATCCACTGCGACTTCCATGATTGCGCTTTCGTTCTCGCGCATTTCGGTAAGCAGGGAACTGATCCGGCCTTCCCACTGTTGCTTTGCGGCGCTTCGCGGCATGAAGTTGAGTTGCTCCATGCAGGCTTTTTGAAACATGGGCTGGCTCATCAGGGCGTCAGTGTCTAGCTCCAGAGGCTCGCCGTTTACATCCATAAACCAGACAGGCGGCGTTGAGTTGTACTTCCGCAGATTTGCTACCGTGGCGTTCTGCACGGCGGAGCCGATACCAAACTTACGGGTCTGGCATAGCTCCTTGTTACAGTGCGCGTTGATCGGCGCGTCGCTACAGCGGTAGGCATATTCTTTGCGCTCAAGCTGTTTTGCAACGACTGTGACTTCGCTTAGAGGCAACGGCGGCTCAAAATACTGCATGTTGTAAGTAAGGATCTCTGTCTCCCAGCTATCTGGGAACGCTTTGCGTAGATACACGCCGATATTAAACAGGCCGTTGTTGCGCCCACCCTCAGATATTTTCTCTTTAATCAGGTGTTGCAAGCAGGGCGGGCCGTCTCGCATGGGCGTAGTTTCGGATGCCTCGGTTATTTGTAGCTTTTGTATTTGCTCTGGCGTTTGGACGTGCGTTTCGTAAAGGTTGTAGAACTCTTTTAGCGTGGCTGAAGTGCCGTCATCTAGGATGCCGTAGCGTAAACCATCCTCTGAATTATAGTAGGGCAGGTTTAGAAAGTTGCCTACATCTCCACGATCTAGGTGTAGCTTTATCTGCTTTGGAAATACTTCGCTCTCGCCGTAGCCCAGCGCGGCGGCAATACTTTTCAGAGACTTCTGCATGTCCCGTGCTTCTACCCAATCCTTACAGAAGAGGAAGCAGTGCGCCCCACCAGACTTTGATCGGCATACAACGAGCGGAAGTTTTAGTTTTCTAATCTTTTCTAAAAGAACCTTGTGGTCCAGCGGATACTGGTCAATATCTACACAGCCCCACTTGCACATATTATCTGCGTTAATCGGTATGATGCCGATAGAGTTTCCCTTACCAGAGAGGTGGCCCTCCCAAAGTTCCGCGGTCCGCGTTTCACGAACGATGCCTGCCTTACCTGTATTCTTACCGTTAGACTGAGTTTTTTCCACCCGATATGTGCCGTAAGCTTCTTTTAATCCATCAAAGATAGATGAGAACTTTTTAACTGTCATGGTTATGTCCTTGTGGTGGGGACTGCCGAAGCAGCCCCCTAGTAAAACTTAAAACGGGATGTCGTCTGAAGCGCTTTTGTCTTCGTCGTTTTGATGTTTTACAATCACATCGCCCGTAAGCACACTTTCGGAGAAAGACTTTGCTTTGGCGTAAACGTCGGCATCTTGCACTGGGTTTTCGCGGGACATTTCCCAACCGTGCCAGCTACCTTTAGAGTTCTCTTCGGCTTCCGCTTTGATACGGTAGACGTGAGAGAAGCGGGGTGGTGTGAACGGACCGTTCTTACCCTGCATTGTCACTGACTGAATCATGCTGTTCCACTTACGGCTTTTCTTTAGCTGTGTGGACTTCATTGCAATCAGAGCAGTTTCTGTTGAACCGTCTTCGTTGACGATCATAACGTAGTGCTGGTGAGTTTCTTCGATGTAATCACCGTCCCCGCCGACAACGTAGTTTTTGTTATCTTCTTTGCTACGCTCAGTCTTTGGCATAGCCGGATCATTTGGCTTATACACATTCATCGGTGCGCCCGTACCAGAACCCCTTGGGACCCACTGAATGAACACGCGCTGATAGGCACAAGGTATTACACTAACACCCTCTTTGCCGCTGATTACAGCGCCCGTGACAGTGTTGTAGATGTCACCTTTGCGAGCGGTTTCGTGTGTGTCGAGTAGAGAGTCTAGTCCGCTCAACAGTTTGAGAAACGGTAGAGCAAGATCATCTGATCCTACGTTTTCGTTACCCGCGCCTGCGTCGGCTTCAAACATAGACGCATCAAATGTTGCCACGTCTGATTTACTCGGTTTCGTTACTGCATTCGCCATTATTTTGCTCCTTTAATGATAGCACGTTGACCTACAAAGGCCCCAAAAAGTTCCATTGGAAATTCGTCTCCAGCTTCTACACGTTCCCGTACAAAAGCTTTTAGTGTGCCCGAATGGATGCTTTCGTTTTGATCCGCCGGAAACCCTTCTTTAGAAGCAAACGCTTTAAAGGCGCTGGCTTGGTCATCTTCCCCACGACCAAACTCGCAAGAAACAACATTCTTAATAATATCGTCGTAGCCGTTATCCCGCAACCAAGTGTAAGCAGTGAGTCTGTTGGCAACTAGGATGCTGGCTCCATATGTAGGCTTTACGTCTACAGTAGAACCGTCATCTAATGAAAACGACGATAGCCCTAGCTCCTGCATAGCAGAAGGCAGTTCTTCGTCAGTTAGCTTTAGCAAGTCTTTCTTCCGAGATTTAAGATCATTTTCGATCTTCTCGACTTCCTGTTGCGCTGATCGTATTTTTCGGGCTAGGGTAGAGATTCCACCGAGATTGCCCTTTTCGATGGAAGATGCGACGTTCTTTTCAAAGTCGGACTCCATCATAGATAGTATATCATTCATGTTTTTTTCTCTTTCGCTGTTAAAGACCTTTTTATGGCCTTGACAAACACGCTTATATTCTCATAAGATCGTATAGTCAAGCTTCAAAAGGATAAAACTTTGTATAAGTATAAAACTGAACCCTTCGACCATCAGCTTAAAGCGTTAGACGATTCGTGGGACGCGAGCTTCCATGCGTATTTTATGGAGATGGGCACTGGAAAGAGTAAAGTTGCCATAGACAACATAGGCATTCTTTTTGAAAAGGGCGAGATTAAAGCCGCGCTGATTGTTGCACCTAAAGGCGTGTATGACAACTGGGCGCTTGGGGAAATACCACTGCACTTACCAGAGCGCATTGAACGTAAAATAGTAAGTTGGACGCCTTCTTTAAGCAAGAAGTTTTCTGCTGAGTTGGAAGACTTAGTTATGGAAGACTACGACGGGCTAAAGATCTTTGTAATAAACGTAGAGGCGTTCTCCTCTCCCAGAGGTGCGCGAGCGGCGGGCCGTTTTCTTGTGCAGAACCCTGACAATATGATGATCGTAGACGAAAGCACGACGATCAAGAACCGCAAGGCCCAGCGCACGAAGAACTTAATGGTATTGACGAAGTACAGTAAGTACCGCCGCATACTCACTGGTTCTCCTGTGACCAAGAGCCCAATGGATTTGTTCAGTCAGTGCAACTTCTTAGACCCTGCCGCGCTGGGCTATAACAGTTTCTTTGCTTTTCAGAACCGTTACGCTATAGTGCAGAAACGTGTTATGGGGGCGCGTAGTTTTCAAGAAATAACCGGATACCGCAGGCTAGATGAGTTGAACGAGCGTTTGTTTAACTTCTCCACCCGCGTGTTAAAGGAAGACTGCTTAGACCTCCCCGAAAAGATTTATACTCGGCGCAACGTAGAACTGACGGACGAACAGGCCAAGGTCTACACTCAAATGAAAAAGCTGGCTTTGGCCCAACTTGAGAACGGGGATCTTGCAACTACAGAAAGTGTGTTAACGCAGATCATGCGCCTACAGCAAATTTGTTGCGGCTTCTTCCAGCCTGATGTTGGAAAGATACAGCCGCTAAAGAACAACCGTCTGAATGAGCTAACAAGCATTACAGACGAAATATCAGGGAAGGCAATCATTTGGGCTTCGTACACTTACGACATTCAACAGATTTGCCAGACCCTGCGCGACCGTTTCGGGCCCGATTCGGTCGCACTTTATTACGGAGCAACGCCACAGGACGAACGGCAAGAGATCGTTAATCGGTTTCAAGACGAAGACGATCCTCTGCGTTTCTTTGTGGGACAACCCAAGACAGGCGGCTACGGGATTACCCTGACCGCCGCCAATACTGTCATCTACTACAGCAACTCCTATGATTTGGAGATAAGACTACAGTCCGAGGA